AATCGTAAGACTGTATGGGCGGTTAAAAGTCGCCAGCACATTAGTTGATACGCCAAGACTGCTATTATCTCTTGCACGAGCGATAAATATCAGACTATAAACCGACTGACTTGGAAGGTCGGGATGCGATGAAACATACAGTTAGTAACTGATACTTGACTACGGTCCTGGCGGAGAACCCGGCGGAGCTGAAATGCTATGTGCGTCGAACCAACGACCGTTATAAAGGGGCGTTATAAACTTTCTCAAGTATATAATATAAGCAGAGGAGAAATGACTATGAGTAAATATGTTGAAATGAAACATACAGATGTGCGAACTGTCGATAGAAATGAATTGGTCGATATCGCCAATGTAAAAATAAATCCAAAAGATCCCGTTAAAAAGAAAATGAGGGATTATGTAAAACAGATAAAAAATCCGTATTGTTTTTTATGTAACGGATATGTCGTTAAGCTCGAATTTGCTAATAACGACAAAACGATAGAAGATTGTGTTGTAGATTATATGAGTACACTAATTTAGGGCAAAACCTATAAAATTTAAATAATTCACAAAAAGGTATGGACTTTCGAAAGAATTTGTGCTATAATATATGCAGACTTTAAATTGAATATTGAATTCTTCGGAACTCTTGTATATTAACACAGGTTTTGCTTAACGGATTTGTGTGTTAATAGACAGGAGGTTTTTTTATGCCAAAAACTAAGTACATCGCCGGATTGTATTTAAGGCTTTCAAGAGAAGACGGCGATAAAGAAGAAAGTTGCAGCATAGCCAATCAAAGAGACTTGGCGATGCTTTATTTACAGAAACATCCCGAAATTAAATTATATGATGAGTTCGTGGATGATGGTTTTTCAGGTTCAAATTTTGAAAGACCTGATTTTAAGAGAATGATGTCCTTAATACTTAAAAATAAGATTAATTGCGTTATAGTAAAGGACTTATCAAGATTTGCCAGAGAATATATTGACGCAGGATATTATCTGGAAAAGTTGTTCCCTGCAATGGGAATCAGATTTATAGCTATAAATGATAATATAGACTATAGAGAAGATGACAGTTATAACGCTAAGCTTGTTATTGCGTTTAAGAACATTCTTAATGACTCGTACATTCGTGATACTTCAATTAAAATTCGCAGTCAGCTTGAAGTTAAAAGACGAAAAGGCGAATACATAGGACCATTTGTTGTTATGGGTTATCAGAAATGTGAAGATGATAAACATAAAATTGAAGTGGATGAATGTGCCGTTGGAACGATTAAAAGAATATATACTATGCGGTTTATGGGCATAAGTGCAAGTGCCATAGCCGACAAGTTAAATCTTGAAAATATTCCTTCACCTGCAGAATACAAGAAAATGAGAGGTATAAACTTCTCGGCCAATACACAGAAAAAACATATTGCAAGGTGGACGGCATCTGCAGTTATAAGGATACTTACTGATGAAATATATACCGGAACCTTAATTCAGGGACGGTACACAACGATAAATTATAAGGTTAAAAAAATAATTGAGAAAGACAAGAGCCAGTGGATAATAATCAAGGATAACCATGAGGCAATTATTCCGCTGGAATTTTTTGAAAAAATACAACGCGTAATGCAACAGGATACGAGAGTAAGTCCTGGCAAAAGCGAACCATATTTGTTTTCTGGCTTTCTTAAATGTGCAGATTGCGGAGATTCGTTAATAAGAAGAACAGCAAAATATAAAGATAAAACCTATGCTTACTATATGTGTTCTACGAACAAGTTGGGAATAGGTTGCACTTCGCATCGCATTCGTGAAGAGGATATCTATAAGGCGGTTTTCTCTGCTTTACACTCTTATTGCAATAATGTTGCTGATTTAGCAGACAAGGTTGACTCAATTTCAGTTGATGAAATCAAGGAAATAAGATTGCAGGAATTAAAGAGTATAATTGAAGCAAAACAAAAAGAAATAGATGATTTTACGAAAACAATAAGGGTTGTAGAAAACAGATGCATAGAGGAACTTGAGAATAAAGTAAGTGCTACAGAAATTTGCAACGACATAAGGAAATCAATAAAAGTTCTTGAAAAAGAGATTGAAACATTGCTGATGGAAAAGGTAAACATCGACAGTGAAATCGAAAAGAAAATTGCGTGGATTAAGATGTTGTCAGAAAACAACGAGATAACTTTTCTTAATAGGTCTGCGCTGGCTAATCTTGTTGAGAAAATCTATGTACATGAAGATAAAAAAATAGTTGTTGTTTTTAATTATCGTGATAAGTACATGGAAATAATAAGAATTTTAGAAAAAATGAATAACGGGGAGGTAGTTTGATGGCAAGGAAAAGCAGACGAATTAACCAAGTGAACCAAGTTCCACAAGTCATAACTCCTGAACCGTCTGAAACTATGCCCAAATATAATGTTGCGATTTATTTAAGAGTATCAAACGAAGAAAGTGCAAGAACAGTTGGCACAATAGAGTTTCAAAAGCAAATTGCTCTTGAATATATGAAAAATAGGACAGATATGATTTTATACGATATATATATCGACAATGGAAGAACCGGCACGAACTTTGACCGTGAAGGATTTCAGCAGATGATGTACGATGTATATAACGGCAAAGTAAATTGTATTATCGTAAAGGACTTGTCCCGTTTTGGTCGTGAATACATAGGAATGGGAGAGTATGTAGATAAGATATTTCCTTTGCTCGGTATAAGGTTTATAGCCATAAATGACTGTGTGGATAATATGGTAGCTCCTTGTGATGTAACAGTTCCGATTAAAAATGTTATAAACGCTTTATACGCTAAAGATACATCACGAAAAATAGCATCTGCATTCAGAACAAAGCAGTTAAACGGAGAATACACGGGTGGAATGGGACCTTATGGTTATGCTGTGTCAGAAGAAAACAAAGATAAACTTGTTGTCGATCCTGAAGCTGCTAATGTAGTAAAGATGATATTTAAGTGGAAACTTGAAGGGTTAGGTGTTGTAACGATTTGTCGTATGCTCGTAAGTATGGGTATTGTACCACCTGCGAAATACAAGTATGACAGAGGCATATTTAAGAGTAAAAAATACGCCAATATGAAATATTGGTCGGAATCAATGATTGTCAGAATACTTTCTAATGAAGTATATACTGGGAATATGGTGCAGGGTAGAACAAAGCGTTCTCTGTATAACAATATTCCTTTAAGAAGAGTTGATAAGGAAGATTGGATTATAGTTGAAAATACTCACGAAGCTATTGTATCAAAAGAAGATTTCAATGCTGTGCAGGAAATGATGGCACAGTACAATAGAAAACCGAGAGTGAGAAAGACAAACAAGAAGGATAATATCTTAAAAGGTTTGGTTGTATGCGGTGATTGTGGATATAGAATGGTAAGAGGCGACTATAAAGATAGAGAAAAAGGAATTCCTAATTACTACTTTATCTGCAGACAACATTCAGTATATCCTGAAAGCTGTCAGACAACATCAATCAAAGAGGATGTTTTGAAAAGCATCGTTCATCAGTCAATAAAAATGCAAATTATGACTTTATCAAAAATTGAAGAGTCAATGCTTGTTGCATCTACTGCTCCTGAAACAAAACACGCAATGTATTCTTTGACAAAGCAGATTAGTGAAACCTTATCAAATATCGCTTATATCAAAGAAAGCAGAGTGAGGATTGCAACGGATTTTGCAAGGCAAATGATTGATGAAGAGGAGTACAATATTTTAAGAGATCAGTTAGCTGTTGAATTACAAAATACTGCTGAAAAATTAGAAGTGCTTGAACATAAAAGAGACAAATTTAACAAGCTGTTTTCAGCAGACAGATGGATAAGCGAACTCAAACAGTATTCCTCGTCCAAAAAACTCTCTGCCGTAATGGTTAATGAGTTTATTAAATCCATTAAGGTTTATCCTGATAAGAGAATAGAAATTGAATGGAAGCATCAGGATACCATTGCGGAATATCTGGAAATATTAAACGGAGGTGAATGACATGGCTGAAAATAAATATGTAGTATTAAAATATTTGCGCCTGTCATTAGAAGATGGCGATGATGGTGAAAGTAATAGTATTTCCAATCAGCGTGACTTGCTCGATTTACATATTTCTGCGACATTCAAAGGCAAGAAAATTGAAGTAATGGAACTTGTCGATGATGGATATTCCGGAACAAATATGAATCGTCCGGGGATGAAACGACTGCTCGTTCTTGCTGAGATGAACCTTGTTCAATGCGTTATTGTAAAGGATTTATCAAGATTTGCAAGAAATTATATTGAGGTAGGCAGATATACTGACAAGATATTTCCCGAATGGAAAGTTCGTTTTATAGCGGTTAATGACAATTATGACAGTCTTGATTATCAGGGTATAACCTGTGGCGTAGATGTAGCAATAAAAAATTTAACTAACGCAATGTACAGTCAGGATTTATCCCAAAAGATAACGAGTGTAAAACGGCTTCAACAGCAAAGGGGAGAGTGTTTTGCACCATATGCAATTTACGGTTATATGAAATCTCCCGAGGATAAGCATAAACTTATTATTGATCCTGAACCTGCTGAGGTTGTACGCCGTATATTCAATATGAAAGATAGCGGTATGAAATACAGTCAAATAGCTAAACAACTGAATGAAGAAGGAATATTGTCTCCAAGTGAATATAAAGTTCTTCTTACAAAAAAAGAAGTTTGGAGAAGAGCCGAAAGACGACTTCCAATGTGGAATAAAAGTACGATATGTCGCATTCTTGATGATGAAAGATATATCGGGAATATGGTATCGGGACAGACACGAGTTGAATATGTGGGAGGTAAAGCAATAAGAGCAAATCGTGAAGACTATGTGATAGTTGAAAATACTCACGAGGCAATTGTTGACAGTGAACTCTTTTATAGAGTTCGCCCAAGAAGAATATCAAGAGATAGAAAAAATGCGAAACGTCTTCTTGATGGACTACTACGGTGTCCGGGATGCGGACATACTTTTGAAAAGTACGGCACATATCCTAATACAATCAAATTCAGATGTTCTTCTCGTGCAAGTGGTGCGGATAATGAGAACTGCTGCCAGGAAACATTCAAAGAGGAAGAACTTAATGCAATAGTTATACAGGCAGTAAAGATGGAAATTGCAAGGTCGGCAGAGCTTATAGAAGTCAGAAGATGCATGAAAGAAAAAGAAAAGAAGAATGAAAAAAAGATTAATGCAATCATCAAAAAAATCAAAGGATTAAAACAACAGAAAATTGATGGTTACATTAAACTTACAAAAAATGAGCTGACAGAGGAGGAATTCCTTAAGCTTAAAAAGAAAATAGAAAGTAGCATTGAAGAGTGCAGGGAAGAACTGGAATCCTATAAGGTTAGCGAGTTGTCTTCTGCGGATGAAAGGACAATAAACCTCTTTGAAGAATTTGTTGAGGCAGAGAATTTTACAAATGAAATGTTTAAACGCCTTATTAAATCTATTGATGTTTATGACGATAGGCGCATGGAGATTAAATGGAATTACAAGGAAAAGGAGGTTTGAGTATATGAAAAAGAAGCCGAAGATTGTATCGTACCACAGGGTAGGGACAAAGAAACAGTTAAGACCTGATATCGGAGATTTGCTGAATGAACAGAAAATAGAGGGTATAAATTGTGTAATACCACAAAAAAGCTTCTTGGATTGACTTATTCACACCAAAATATTGAAAAACAAAGTAGATTATGTTATAATATTAAGTATAATGGGGTGTTGTAATGAAAAATACAAACAAAATGCCATTTGGCTATAAAGAAAACGTAGAACCTGACTTGCTCCAATCGGATACAGTTGGGACGATCTTCGATGTAATGATAAAATATAGTAATAAAGTTACTGACGAACAACTGGAAGACTTTATAGAAGAACACAAGGAACTTTATGGCAAAGATTTAGATTTTACTCAGGCAAAAGAAACTCTTGCTCTTGAAATGACAAAGAAATACATTAATGAAGAACTTGATAGAAAGTGGCAGGAGTACCTTTTAGCAAAAAAAGGGACAAAAGTTTCTGATTCTGGTCAATAATCGGAATTAAAAAAACAAGGAATTTTTTTATCCCTTACTTGACAAAATCA